ATTATAGAATTGTGTTTAGCGCATGTAGAAAAAAATAAGATTAAATCTGCATATAATCATGCTTTAAATTTGAAGGAAAAAGCTATCCTTATGCAGTGGTGGGGAGATTATCTCGATGAGATTGCTGATCTAAATCAACAAGTCCGAAATATTTTTTTATAAAATTTTCAATATCTTGTTTAGGATACAATCCCGAACAATTTCTATGTTGTTTAAACTCTCTAAATTTGCCTTGTTTGGCGTATTTGTGAACTATAGGCTCTTTTACTTTTAAAAGATTTGCAACTTCTTTTCTTGTGTAGTAATCCCCGATATCTAATCTAATCATTTTCAACTCCCAATCTTTTGTCTATAATTTCAAAAATAGTATCCTTGTAATAACCCCAAAGCCATTTTTGCTCCTCATCTTCTATATTATCGACACTTGTGTTGCGCCATTCTTTTATTGTTTTAGTGTCACACCCTAAATTCATCATGGTTTTTGTAAAAGTCATAACATAGGTATCAACGACAACACTAAAGATATTTTTCATATCTCCTATACAGTCCCTAAGATCTACATTTTCAAATATACAATTTTCAAATTCTGTTCTTAGAAAATTACAAAAATGGAAACTTGCTCCACTAAAATCGCAATCTATAAAAGATGCATTCTTACTTGAAATATCATTTAAATTAGCGTTTTTAAAGCTAGTGCCGTTTATAAACACATTATCAAAATCTAAGCCACTTAGATTTACATTTTCCAAATTTGCATTATTCAGGGAAATACCTTCTAAAATGCAATATTCAACTAATTCTTTTTCACTTTTTCTATCATCTTCGATAATGATAGTTTCATCAAGTCTTTTTAAAATTCCCATCTCATCTCCTTAATATTTTTCTCCATTTTTCTTCGTATTCTTCATAATTTTGACAATAATCAAGACTTTGCTTTAGCTTCTTAACAACAGCATCCCAAGTTGTCATTCTTGTACTTTCTAATGCTATTTTTTCAGCTAAAAATTCAAATTCCCATTCTTTTATGCAAAGAATTCCATAATCTTTTGCTAGTATTTTTCTAAGCTCTAGTAATTCTTCCTTGCTAAGCTTTCTTTTAAAACTCAACTCCTTTTTCTTTTCTAAGTCGTATTTAAGGGCTTTGATTTTGTTTTCATAATGTTCCTTTTGTTGTGCTAATTGTGATTTGTAGCCGATTTTTTGATGATGATTTAAAGAATTTAGTCTTAGATTTTCATCGCTTAAGCTTTTAAATCTAGCTTGTGTTTGCTCTCTTAAAAGCTTAGCTACTTTTTTGCGGTATTCTTTAGCTTTAGGGCTTTTAATGAAAAAGCCGAGCATATAAACACCTTCTAAAGTCCATTTGATTGTCTTATTTTTAAAAGAATTTTCTACTAAAAAATAATGTGTGTTTTCTATAAACTCATCATTATGTGTCCTAAGATGTTTCGCTATTGTTAAGCCTGTTGTTAAGCCATAATTAATAGCGACTTGTTCGTTTGTAAAAATTAAATTTGAAGTGATATTTTGCATAATCCTACCTTTTTTTAATTAAAAAAGTAGGATTGTAGTTTTATTTAGTGTTGTGTTTTGTGTTTTTCTTTATAAAATGTATAAACTAAAGCTATTGAAACTATAACTAAAGTTACCGCACCAATTCCTAAAATGATTTCCATTTTAACTCCTTTTAAATTTAATTTCGCCAAGTCCTGAAAGAAACATAATTAAAATGCCTTCAGCTATGGCATAAATTGCTTGACTTTGTGGAACTTCGCTAAATTGTAAAGCAAAAGAACCATTTACAAAGATACCTAAACCTATATTTCTGCCTGTGTTAAAAATAAGTTCTAACATTTTTTCCCTTTTTAAAAGTTTAGCACACTAAATAAAATTTAACAATATATTTTTACAAAATTCCTTAATTTCCTGTGCTGTCATTTTTCTCCTTTATTTAAAACATAAATTTAAGGCTCATTTCTAAAGCCCTATTTACAATACTTCTTATAAGCTCATCTCTTCCTGTACTTAAAGCTTTTCTAAGTTGCACTCCTAAGCCATCTTGTTTTAAAAGCTCTAAGGCTTTCGGTTTTAAAATAGCTTTTTTAACTTTTCCGCTTTCTAAATCCATACTCTCAAAATCCAAAAAATGATTATTTTTTAGGTAATTTATCGTATGATAAGCGTTTAATTGATGTGTTAAAAACTCTTCATATTCTAGTTTTGGGATAAAATCAAAAAAGTTAAAATCGCTTGGAATAGGAAAGGTACTATAAAGTTCTCCCAAAGTTTTTGCCGTATAGCTTTCAAAAAGCTCAATATTTTCACTCATTTAAATCCCCATTTATTGCAAAGTAAATTTAAATCCGTATTTGTCTTTAAAAGTTCATCAAAATAAAGCTCTAGTTTATCAATATAAAGTCTAGCACCTTTTAAATCATCATTTTGTATATTTTTAATTACTAGATTTTTACTATCTTTGATAAGTCTTTGAAGCTCATCTTTTTTATCTTTAAGCTCAGTTAAACGACCTCTTGCGTAAGTAATTGTTTCTTCTTGCATTTTAATCCTTTATCTCATACAAAATTCGATTAAATCATCAATATCATTTAAATCATTTTTAGAAAAGTATAAATAAGCTTTAGGACTGATTAAAACTCCTGAAAAATCGCCATTATTTTCTTTATCGTATTTTAAAACTTTGCATTCTTTTAGAAAATGAATACAAGAGCTAAAGTCTATTTTATATTCTTTACAATCTTTGTTAAAATCATCTGAAAAAAGTATGCTTTGATTTGGAAAATCATTTAAAAGTGTTTTTATAATACGTTTTGAAATAAGCTTAAAAGCTTTGAAGTTTTCCATTAATTCTCCTTTATTTTATCAAAATTTTACTTAAGCAAATAGACTACTTTCTATGTGTTTAAACATAATTTCATTAGCACTTTTAAAAAAGTCTTTTTTAATCTCAAAGCCATAAGCTTTGCGGTTTAAATTTGTAGCTGCTAAAAGAGTGCTTCCGCTTCCAGCGCATGGATCTATAACAACATCACCTGCATCTGTAAAAATAGTGATTAATCTTTCTAGCAATTTAACAGGCTTTTGTGTGGGATGTACTTTAGGAATACCTTCATCTTTTTGCCAATCCATGCAGTTATAAATCATCTTGCCATCATTGTTAAATTTTGGAAGTTTTTCACGATATAAGATTAAAGCATATTCACAATTTCCAACTATTCTCATATTTGCTTTTAAAACTTGAGATGAGCTTTGTTTTCTAAAAACCAAATTTATATAATGATTAAAGCCATATTTTTTAGCTACTTCAATTAACATTGCTTGTTGCTCAAAAGAGCAAAAAACAATCATGCAAGGACTTTTACCGCATTCTTTAGGTTCTTTTATAAGCATTTTTGAACAAAAGTGCATAAATTCGCTAACTCTAAAATCATTATCTGTATCAAAAAATGCCTTGTTTGCTTTTTTGCTTTTTCCATTTTTATTATCCCCATTTATATACCATTGAGGACTTGAAGCATAAGCATTGTTGTCTAAATTATAAGGAATATCAGCTATTACAAGCTGTGCTTTTGGTATATTATATCTTTTAAAATTTTGAAAATGGTCGTTATATAAATTTGGTTTCATTTTTATTCCTTAAAAATTTTTCAACATCTTCAAAAGCTTTCACAATAAGCTTTTTTTCATGAAAGTAATTTCTTCCGCTTGGCTTACTTTTGTAAATTTTGTAAGCCTTTCTGAGTTCTTTTTTACTTATGTGATTTTTATAATTTATTTTTTCAATTGCAATCCCATTGCTTCTTAAAAAATGACAAAAGCAACTTCTCCTCTCGCTAAATGGAACGATTTTTACAATTTCAAGATAATTAGAACGGCAAACTTTCATCATCATCTCCTATTTCGATATATTTTTCATTGTTATTGTTTTTTACTTCATTTCCATAAGGATTATAGCTTTGATTTTCTTTTGGAATAAATGATTTATTATTGTCGTTATTTAAAGATTTATGCCTTGCTTTAAAAGATTTTATAGATAAAGGCTCTTTATTATTTTGAAACTCATCCATGCTTTGCATTTTTTCATTAAAAATTCTATCAAGAAAGATTTTGTTAGCAAGTTCTCCATTTTTACTTAAATATTCTTCTGTTCCAAAACCTAAAACTAAAAGTTTATTAACTAAAGAATTTAGATAAATAACTTCAGTCTGCACTCCAAAAACATTCTCATTTCCCTTTTCGCTAAAATCAAGTTCATCAATTCCAAAGAATTTCATAATGGCATTTAATTGTCTAAATCCTAAATAATTTTCTTTTTCTCCATTTTTATTGATATAGCTAAAATCGTTATTTTTAGCTACAAAAAGATTAAAAATAGCTAGTTTTTGCTCTTTTCTGGTTAAAAATTCAAAACAAATAAAAGTATTATTGCTTCCATCGCTTGCCAATTTATCATATAAAAAGGCTTTGCGGAAAACTCCGCTATAAAGCCCACCTTCACTTAAATACTCTACGCTTGGCGAATAATTTGCCACTTCAAAACTTGCCTTAAATGCTGGTAACATTATAATTCTCCTTTTAATTGTGTTAAAAATTCATCTTTATTACTTAGAACTTCTCGTATTTTTTCACTTGTAAATAAAGAATGTTTTTTTATAAAATTGTTTTGCTCTTGGGTGTTTAAACCATTATCACTCATAAATTTTCTAAGTTCAGCACCTAAAGCTTTTATCTCTTTTGCTTTATTTTCTAAAGCTATTTTTTCATCACTACCCCAAACTTTTAAATCTTCATTTGGATTTAAAAATCGCTTTTCCTTTATTGTTTCTAATTCACTCTCATCAAGCATTCCAAGTCCGCAAATACTTAAGGTTACACGCCTTTTTGCTTTTGTAATAGCTTTCATTATTGCGTTTGCTAAATTATCGCCACCTAAATTTTTAATATTTAAAGCACCTGTATCGCAATCAGTTCTTCCATCTGGTGTTGCTGCGTAGGCTGTAACCATATAAATATCGCCAACTTGTGCCACCTCTGTTTTTGTAATACTTACTTTTCTTATTTGTCTTAGCTGATCTGTTGCTGATTTATTTGCATATAAAGTAAGTTTGCCATTTAATACTATGTATTCAAAAGGCTTTGTAAGCATGTTTAAGCCTAAACTTTCACAAAGATTTTTAACATAACTCGCTCGTTCTACATCACTAAGTTTTGATAAATCACCTTTTACCAAAGCCAACTCATAAGGATTAAAATTTATTTCTAATTTATTTTCTTCTTTTAATACAACTTCATTACTCATTTTTCATCTCCTTAATATTTTTTTCCATTTTTCTTCGTATTCTTCATAATTTTTCCAATACTTAAGCTCTTTTTCAAGCTTATTTAAAACAGCTTCAAAAACAGTATCTTTACCTATTTTTTCTGCAACTAAACTCATTTCCCATTCTTTTATGCAAAGAATTCCGTAATCACGAGCTAGTATTTTTCTAAGCTCTAGTAATTCTTCCTTGCTAAGCTTTCTTTTAAAACTCAACTCCTTTTTCTTTTCTAAGTCGTATTTAAGGGCTTTGATTTTGTTTTCATATTTTTCCTTTTGCTGTTTTAATTGGGATTTGTAACCTAAGCTTTGTCTAAAAGCTAACTTATCGTGCTTCTCATATTCAATATTTCTTAGTCTTTTTTCCATTTCATTGAAAGCTTTGATAAACTCGATTTTCCATTTATAAGCCTTTTCGCCTGTAAAACCCATCACTAAAAGAGAAAAAGCGTCACGGGTAAGGTTTATCATACGCCTTTGTTCGCTCTTTTTGTCAAAATAGCTATCATATTTAAAATTTGAGCTTTTAAATTCATCGTTTGGTAGTTTATCTATTGCCTTTAACACATTTGAGTGGTCTTTTTTAAATACTTCAGCTATCTGTAAAGAGTTGGCGAATATTTCATCGCCAACAACTTCAAAAGCTACATTTACATTATTTATAGGGATTAAAGCACTCATTTTTTAAGCTCCTTAATCTCTTTTTCTAATCTTGAAACCTTAATAGCTAAGCCTAAAACCAAAGTTGCTAAAACTACTAACAAAATTTGCATCATAACCGCTCCTTTATGATATAATTTTAAAAGGTAAAAGATGTCAGGGGGCTTTCGCCCCTTTGGTTACCGCTTCAATGCTTGAATGATTGCAGTCATCAAGCAAATTACCGCAGTGATTAGCTCGAGCACTTCACTGGTTGGCATCTTTTACTCCTTTCGTTTATTTAAAGGTTATGTTTTATAACCTTTATGCGAGAATTATAGCATAATTACGAACTATTGTCAATAGTAAAAGTGTAAAAATATAAACTTTTTTAAAATTTTAGTTATGATTTTATACTTTTGGTGGGTTTTAACCAAGTTAAAAATAACTCGGTTAAGAAATAAAATTTTTAAGAAGTGTTTTTAATTGTTTTTGCTCGTTTAGTTCGGCTTCTAGCTTATGAATTTTGATAAGCATTTGACAAGCTTTTTCTACTTGTTCGCCAACTTCGCCAATCGCAAGTTGTTTTACTCGACCTTCGCTAAGTCCTATCAACTCGCCAAGTTGCCTATAAGTAAGCCCTAATTCCTTGCAGGTTTTTTTAACAATGTTTTCTTTCTCTTCTGCCATTTTACTCCTTTCTTTTAATTTCTTAATTTTATCAAAAAGTTTATAAACACCTTCTAAAGTCCATTTGATTACTCTTTGCCTTCCGCCTTTGGTTTGCTCATAATCATAGAAATAGTGTATATTTTCTATGAGTTCATCGGCGTTTCTTAAAAAATGTTTTGCGATTGAATTTTTGGTAACTTCATAAAATGAAGCAACTTGTATTGAGGTATTATTTTGTATTTGTGATAGCATATTAACCCTTTCATTTTATGCTTTGAAAGGGTTGTTTTGATTTTAGTGCTTACTTTCTTTCGTTTTGTCTTTTAGAGACTTATTTTGCTTATAAAATAGATAGCAAGTATAAGCAAAGAGTATAACGCTTACCCCTGCGATAATGTTTAAACCTATCTCATTCATCCTTTTGCCTCCTTTGCATAAGAATACATATAGCAGTTATGATAAAGCTTTGCGGTTTAAAGTCAAAATTCATTAATGCGAAACTCCCATTAACAAATAAGCCAAGCCCTATGTTTTTAATTAATTCTAACATAGCCAAATTCTAACACAAAAATCTTAAACAACCCTAATTCAAAGAACATAAATTACTAATTTTAGTAATTATGCAAGAATTATATACTATTTTTAGAAAATAGTCAAGTAAATAAAACTAATTTTAGTAAAATAATTTAAAATAAATTCTAAAATTAGTATTTAAAGGTATGGACAAAATGTCTATACCTTATAACTCACTTGCTATTTTATGGGCTTTTTTAAAAATCTCTAATTTTTCCTTTAAAGTCTTATTTTCAATCAAAAGATTTAAAGCAAGTTCTGCCATTTTTGGAATTTTTGTAGTAGCCCAACCTGATATAGTCGTTTGTGGCACCCCCAAAATCTCGCTTAACTCCTTTTGCGTGATATTTAACTCTTTACAAACTTCTTTAACAATGTTTTCTTTCTCTTCTGCCATTTTTTCCCTTTCTTTTATTCTAAAGATATTTTATCTTTTATGTTAAAAATTCTATATAAAATAATTTTATTTTTATCGTTTTTATAATACTCTAAATCTACTAAAAAATTAAATCCATAAGGATTTTTCAAAACTTCTTCGGCTATTTTCTCATCACTAAAACTAACATCAACCGCATAAGGACTTAAAGCATCGCACTTTGCCTTATGTTTTGTTTTATTGTCTATTTTATTTGTAGTTTTATACATCGTTATCAAAGCATTTTCATGTATCTTTTGATATTCAATTTCCTTTTTTTCGCAAATGTAATTAGCATTTTCATAAATAAGCTTAGCTTCATCACTATTTATTCTCAAAAGTTCTTCACCTTTATGATTGATAAAAAAAGTATTTTGATTTATAGTAACGGGTGCAAATATATTTTTTAAATTATTGGCATTATACTTAGTAAAATGCGGATTTTCTTCTATTTCTTCTATACTTTTTGATTTGATATTTTTAAAAGATATGATAAGTTCTATAAATTCATTTAATGCTTGAATAGGTGCAATAATAGGTAAAACTTCTCCTGCTATTTCAAAAACCAAAGAATATATATCACTGCCAGTTTCAACTTTTTCTAAAAAAATTTTACTTTGTGTTATACCGTGTTCTTTTGATATAAAACTATCCATTAATTTTTGAAAACTTAACAAAGAATTAGCCATTATCCCAAGTTCTATGTTTTCTTCATGGATAATTTTTATTTTAAAATTAACAATATTTTCTTTCTCCATTTTATTCCTTTTCATCTGTGATAAACTCAAATTTTAAAACACTGCTTTTATCTTCAAAAGATTTTAGGCTCTGACGTAAAGTTTTAAAAGGGGCTTCATCATAAGAATTAAAAAAGTTTGTATGACAAGCAGGACAAAAAAGAATGCTTTGCTCAACTTTTGCAATGATTTGCGTATCGCAGTTTTTGCAGGTAATTTTATAGCTTTTCATATTTATTCCTTTTCATCTGTAATAAATCTAAACTCTGCTTTTTTATGCTCTTTTAAGCTTTGCAATATATTTCCTAGTTTAGAAAGTGGAGCTTCATCATAAGAATTATAAAAAGCATTATTGCAAAGTGGGCATACAATGACAGTTTTACCTATATCTAAAGTGATTTTAGTTTTACATTGTTTGCAAGTGATTTCTAAACTTTTTAAATTTAACATTTTAACCTTTCCTTTGTTTTTATAATTTTATCAAAAGTGCTTTATTTTTATGCTCCTTTTTTGATTTTTAAACACATTGAAGTACTTTCCTTATAAAATTCTTTAGGCACAGTAATATTTTTTTGCTCTAAAAAGCCCTTATAATCAATTGTAGTTCTACTTTGCGGATAAATTGTAATATCCAAACATCTTGCTTTTTCTCCATTTGCCAAGGCTATAAGTTCTTTTTTAAGACTTTCAAGCTTTTCTTTAATAGGTTTAATCGTGTTTTCAAGTCTTATAATTTCAATCGTTAGATTTTTTGCTTTAGTATCTTCAAGCTCTTTATAATCGCTTTTTTGATTAACGAGATAATCTTTTATAAACTCATCTATTTTTCTAAGCATAAAATCTTGATATTCCTTATCGCTTTTAACCACACAATAAGTCAAATCATCATTCTCATTTAAGACTACAAAAACACATTTTTCAAAACCACCTACAAAAAGTTGAAATTGAACTTGAGCGTAGTATTTTGGGCTAGGTTTTTTAAATTTTAACACTTGCTCGTATTCTTCGTTGTTTGTTGAGTATTTAAACTCGTATATTGTTTTTTCATTATCTATACCATCTAAAGAAGCCATAAAAAGCTCATTTTCTAAGCTTTGAATAACAATAGGAGTTATATCTTTTCCTATTATAAATTCCATTTTTGCTCTGATTAATTCCTCATACTCTCTGCCTTTTTTCATCGCTTCACTAACATAAGGCTCATAAACTCCTTGTATAAGTTCTTTTGCCTTTTCTTTGCTTAAAAAAGCACCTTTTTCACCAATGCAAGAAGCGACTATACTAGCTGTGATTTTTCCTTTTCTAAAATTTAACCATTCCACACTACCCTGCTCTAAATCAATTATTTTATACTGCATGATTAATTCCTTCTAATAATAAATTTGCGATTTTAATTTGTCCTTTGCCTGTGATTTTCGTTGTGCTTACTAATCTATCTCCATTTATTGTACTGATAGTTGTTTCACTTACTTTAAAAAGCCCTTGTTCTATGCATTTTTGATAAGGCTTATTATCACTCATTAAAAAGCCATTATCCCTTAAAAAAGCAAAAAGTCTTTTTTCTCCGATTTCAATTTTATTTTTTTCATAAAGTATTTTTGCGAAATCTCTTATTAAAATAGCATCATTAGTATCTTTTATACGATTTGCAAAGTGAATAAGTGGTGCGTTTTCAAGCTCTTTTTCTTTTAAGCTTTTATTTTCAAGTTCAAGCTTTTCGTTTTTCTCTAAAAGCTCTAAACCTAAAAGTAAAGCTTCTTTATGCGTTAAAGGCTTAAAACCATAATTTCCATTTTTTCTAATACTTGGTAAAACTTCTTTATTTACCCACATTCTAAAAGGTTTTGCGTTTTTACTTCGACTATTATTCATCACATAGTAAAGTTGTGCTTCATCTATCATAGTGAATTCTTTCACACCAAAACCAGTATCAAAGCTATGTAGATTTAATCTAGATAGCTCAAACTCCCTTAA